ACGGTGCAAAAGAAATTGTCATCTGGAGCCACAACGAAAAAGACCCCTACGCAGCCACCCGCCGCGCCATTGTCCGCGCAGCAGCAGAAATTGGAAGGAGAATGAAATGACAGGATTTAATTCAAAGCGCCAAGCAGCGCAAGCCAAGCTGGACGCTGCTGCCGACACGCTGTCGATCGTGTACCAGCGAGGGTTTGCCGATGGCAAGAGGTCAGTGCAGCGCAAGCCGCTGACGGATGAGGAGATTCAACAAGTGGTTTTGACAGCACACGGAAATCAAGATTGGACGCTTGTATTTGCCCGAGCCATCGAAGCCGCCCACAACATTAAGGAGTAACGAAATGAGTAACAGAGACGTAATGCAACAGGCGCTGGAGGCGTTGCCTTGTTGCGGTTACACGGACGCGAGTGCGGTCAAGTGGAATCCGTTTAACGGCGTTGTGCAGTGCCATAAATGCGGGCAGGTTTATTCACAAAAGAAACAAACAAATGACAGCCAAACGCTGGAAGCCATATTGTCCGTAGTATGTAGATATTTGCCTCCCGACGGCATCAGCAGGGAGCAGGCCATGAGCGAAATTATTGGCTTGGTTGACCCGGGCCCATCACCCCTGCCAGTGCAGCCAGCGTTTTATCAACCGGCTGCAAACGAAGCGGTAGAAATTTTAAAGTCACTTGGCTACGTGTACGAGCCGACATACACTGGACTTGCGTGGGTAGCTAAAAAGTCAGCACAGCCAGAGCAGGAAGCCGAGCCGATTGGAAAACTCATACCTTGCCGAGAAGGATGGTTTGCTGACATTGATAACCCGCCGCCAACAGACGGCGTTTACGAAATAATGTCCATCTTTACCCTTCAACCGTTGTCATTGCAACGCCAGCCGCTGACAAAAAATCAAAGGCTTGCAGTAAAAACAAGAGCCAATCAAGCAATGATAAGAAACCCAAATCTTGCTTGGAGTGATGCCTTGGTGTTTGAAACCGAAGCCGCTCACCACATTAAGGAGGGGACATGACTAACCTAAGACAAGCCAAGCCGGTGGCGACAACGGCAGCGGATCACGTGAAAAACGAGTACGGCTACTGCCAGTTTCATACTGCTGTGCCAAATGACACTAAACTTTACACCGCCCCACCCCAGCGCCCGTGGGTAGAACTGACTGCCAGCACAATATTGAACCTGATGCCCAGCAGCATCCCCGCCGACCACGATGGCGCATTGATGGAGTTTGCCCGTGCCATTGAAGCCGCCCACAACATTAAGGAGGGGACATGAGCGATACGATGCTTTTCGGCGTCTTAAAAATGCCTTTTGAAATGGCAATGCGAGACGCAGTTCTGGACGCATTGGGCACCATTGCCTAGGAAACGCCCATGAGAGACAAACGCATCGACAAGGCCAAGCGTGGAGGTGAGCCACTGACCGTGGTCTACTCAATCAAACTGACCCAAAGCCAGCGCATTGCATTAGCACGTCTGGGACCGCAATGGATGAGGAATCAAATTGAACGATCTACCGAATTTCGCAGCCTGGGATCGCCAGACGCTCGATAAATTTGCGCTTGAGGTTTACCTAAAGTTGCAGCAACAGCAGGACCAGCTTGAGCAGCTGCGAGGCGACCTCAAGGACGCCATCGCTGCGTATCGGATACTTATGCGAATGTCCGAGTGCTAGCCTTGTCAATAATTAGTGCTTGACGCCGGGGCTTGTCGCTAATGCTGATATGCGTCCAAGCGTCATACTCTCTAATGATCTGATCAAACGGCAACTTGGCTGAAATGATTGCCCTCACAACGGCGTCAGGAGCCATGCCAGGCACTCGGAAATCAGCAGCCAAGCCTTGCCTATGCTGAGAGGTATCTTTGCTTCCTACGGCGTCATTGACGGCCTTACTGCGAAAGGCTGAGTTGATCATTATGGGCTTGCCGCCAAGTGCTGATTTGACTGTCTCCAGAAACTCAGCCAGGCGCTGAAGGTTAGCCAACTCCTGTGCATTTGGCGTGTTGTCCAGACTGCGGTGGTCAGTGTGCGTTAGTTCTGCAAGGCTAAAGTGAGGCGTCATTTTTTACTTAGCAAATCTGTTTTAGCCTGGCTCCCGGCGCTGCTGCCAAAATAATAAGCAATTATCCCGGTCCAAGCGGTTCCCAAGCTTCCCAGCATCATCAAGATAGCCGGGTTGCTAGAGTCAATCTTGTTAAAAAACATCATAATCATGATGGTAAAAAATCCAATGGTCACAGCCGCAGCAAGTATGGGTGGCATCATTGACCGGGTGGCAGACTGCATATCCCTTGCTGACTTGCGGTCTTCCACCTCTAGCTTCTCGAAATTTAGGCCAAGCTCCTGCGCTTGCTTTTGCAGCTCAATCTCAGCCAGTTTGACTTGTGCGATCTGGTCGGCGGTTAGCTTGTTGCTGCTAATTAAGTCGCCAACCTTTTCGGGGTCAACACCAATAGCTTTGCTAATAGCTGATACCGCCATGCCAGCCAAGGGGCCACCCATTGCGGTGGCAATAGTTGGTGCAATCTGTTTAAGCCAGTCCATTATTTCTCCAATAAAAATGACAAGTTTGCATGGCGGGGGTACTGAACCACACGCTCACCCTCCGGGCATTTGTACTTGATTGTTGCCAGCAGTGTGGCTGTGCCCGGTGCAATTTTTTCTTTTTTCACCATCGTGAGTTGGTATGTAAACGTATCAATCGTTGGCCCCGCTGGGCCGCTGAACTTACTTGCCGTTGTTGTTGCCTCATGCACCATGCCTGCGGCGTCACGGATGCTTGGCGTAAAATTCTCCACCGAGCAATCATCCCGCTTTTTGATCCTGGCCACCGTGACATTGATAGGTTGCCCTGCCGCTGCTGTGATCTTAAAATGCTCTGGTGACCATTCAAGGATTGCCCGGTCAAACCAACCAAATTTGTCTGCCAAGGTGTAACCGCCGCCAATGGCTGCAATGCTGGCTGCGACTGCTCCAATGGCTTTGGTCAGATCAATCATTTGTCTTTTCTGTTAAATATCTCAAACAACGATTTAACTTTTTCTTCCAGCACAGCAATCTTTATATCCATTTTTGCCAGCACAATGATAAGCGTTATCAGCGCCAGCAACATGGGCCAACCTTTTGCCAGTGCTTCAAAAAACTCCACACTACAACCCTATTACTTTCTTGACAAACTCAGCCGCTACGCCTGGCCCAAACAGAACTGCTGCAATCACGACATAAAGCAGATACTCCAGCTTTGCCATGCGCTTTGAGCCAGCAGCAAAACTCTTTTGGATGCTTTCGTAACGCTCGGCACAGATAGCCTCATGCGTAGCCAGCTTGGCCTCGGTTTCACTGATCATTTTTTTAGCCATGATATTTTAGAAAAACATTAGAAAAGCACCACCGGCATTATTAAATTTCCACCCAGTATTATTGCCAGCATCAACATTAAAGTTTGACGTAAAGGCTTGAAACACCGCACCGCCAGTTGCGGCACTGTCTTGGATGGTGAGGTAGCTCACACTGTTTGTGCCGCTGGCATCAGAAAGAGTGGCTTGTGATCCGGGTGTTGTTGCTGACAAAAACTTTTGGTTTGTGCCTGATGTGGCAAACGAGCCGACTGTGCTGGTTGTGCCTGACTTGAGTTGCAACGTGCCGTTCGTCATTGTCAGTGCTCTGGTTGAGCCAAGCGTCAGGGCGTCTTGCATTGCCCATGAGCCACCAATTCCGTTAAATGTGAGTGGAAAATCTAATGTTTTACCTGCGCTAGTGATTGTTTTTGTGCCTGACGTAGCTTTCATTTGAACCGCATCAGTTCCGCTACCCAAGCTCATTGCGGAATTTAAAATTAAATTTCCATAAATGGCAGTTGTGTTAGTAACCGCTGAGAGACTTCCCGCAAATGTGCTTGTGCCACCGTTAGAAAAATCAATATCGCCATATGACCTAGAAGAGGTAACAACAATAGTGTCTGTACCAGCGGTAATATAGTAATCTAAAAGATTTACTCCTTCAATTACGGTGGCTGTAAGTGCGCCAGATATGGTGCGGGTTCCTACGCTTCCGCTGTAATTTAATTCAACACGTTTGCTTCCTGTTACGGTTAATCCCGTTGCGGTGCTTGTTACACATACTGTTCCACTGTTTGTTGTGGCTACAATTTTTCCAGTTGAACCAAATGCCAATGTTCTAGTGTTGCTGTTGGAAGAATTAAAAGCGCCCGTAGTCAGTGTGTATCCGTTTAAATCCAACGTGCCGTTTGTCAGCGTACAAGTGCGAGTAGCACCGGAAGTCAATGCATCTTGAAGCTGGAAAGTACCGCCTACACCGTTGAAGGTGAATGGGCGTGAAATGGTGACGCCATTTGAGTTAATTGTCTTTGTGCCTGTAGTTGCGGCAAATGTTAAAGTACCTGCGGCATCTGGAACCGTCATTCCAGATGTAGACAATTTTAAACTACCAAAAATTGTAATAACTGAATTGTTCCATGTACCGCCAAACCCTGCTGAAGTTGTACCATCAGTAAAATCTAAATCGCGATACGAACCAGCGGTCAGAGTAAGCGCCGCCGTACTGTTGGTAAACCTGAACGAAATACTATTGGCCTCTGTAACCGCTGTTGGTGTAATTGTTCTTGCTGTGGTCGTAACAGTGGCAGTACAAATAATCAACGGCGTCCCAGTAACCGTCATGGTCGTAGCGCCCGTAAAAATTGTGCCCGTGCTGTTCAGTGAGATCGTGTTTGTGCCAAAAGCAAGCGTGCCCGTAAAACCCGTGCAAGTCAGGGTCTGAATCGTTGGGCTAATGTCAAGCGTGACTGTGCCAGCCCCAGATGAGGCATCGTATGTTGCAGTGTCAGAAGTGCTAGGAACAGATGCACCAGAAGCGCCGCCAGTGGTTGCAGACCAGTTGGTTGTGCTGTTCCAGTTACCTGTACCGCCCGTTACCCAAAATCGTGCTGCCATGCTTACTCCTCAACAGGTGCATCAACCACTACAGGAGGGTTCTTGACGTAGGCATCCCACTTGTCATAACGGGCTTGCTTCATCGCCTCGATCTCGGCGTCAGTCATCCCGTGGTCATCAGCCAAATGCAGAGCGTCACGAAAGCCGTTAATTTCAAAGTCAATCTTGATCATGTCAGTTCCTTAGAAGCCAAAGACCTTGGCAATCATTTGCCATTTTGAAGAGGTGCTGTTGTAGATAAATCCGACGTAATCGGTTAAACCGCCACCACTTGATGCAGTCGGCAGGCTAATGTCCGTAGAGCCTTGGAACACGGCATTCCACGCAAAGGTCTGCACGTTGGTGCTGGTGAGGCGCAGGATGAACTTTTGACCATTGATTGCTGTGCCAGTTGGCGCATTGATAGTCAAGGTGCCTACCGCTTGCGTGTTGGCTTGGGTTGCAATGTCGGTTGTGTCAACGTTGACCGTGATGGATATTGCGTCTGCAATAACTACTACTCGGCTTAAAATAGCGCCCGTAATTGTGGTGAATGTGCCAGCCGCAGGCGTGACGTTGCCAATAATGCCCTGAAAGGATGTGCCAGTTGCTACGCCAAGGTTAGGTGTCACAAGGGTCGGAGAAGTTGCAAATACAGCCACACCTGTGCCGGTTTCGTCAGTCAAAGCACTGGCAAGATTGGCAGAGGTAAATGAGCCTAATAATGTTGCATTGCCTGTGGAGGTTATTGCACCGGTCAAGTTTGCATTGGTAGTGACGTTGCCAGCAGTCAAACCAGCCGCTGTGCCGGTGACGTTTGTCATCACGCCTGATGCTGGAGTGCCAAGGGCTGGCGTGACAAGTGTCGGGCTGGTTGCAAATACGGCTGCGCCTGTGCCTGTCTCGTCTGTCAATGCTGCTGCTAGATTGGCGCTAGAAGGCGTTGCAAGGAATGTGGCTACGCCTGTGCCTAACCCGCTGATGCCGGTTGCTACGGGCAATCCTGTAGCGTTGGTGAGCGTTGCTGATGCTGGCGTCCCAAGCACGGGTGTTACCAAAGTCGGGGAAGTAGATAGGACGGTGTTGCCAGAGCCTGTGCTTGTTCCTACTCCGGTGCCTCCATTGACTACGGGCAAAATGCCAGTGATATCGGCAGTAGACAGGCTGACGGCATCCCAGGAAGCATTTGTGCCGTCTGTCTGAAGATACTTGTTGGCCTGGCTTGTCTGCGCCGGTAGCAAAGCATTAAGGCCAGCAGCGGCTGTTGTCTGCCCAGTGCCACCCAAATTAATCGGCACCGTTGTCAAACTGATAACTGATCCATTAATATTTATTGGGCTAGTGCCAGAATATTGAATAACCCCTACAGGCCCAACTGTTTGAGTCGTGCCGTTTGTGTAAGTGATCAACAAATAATTAGCGTTGTTAATAACAACCAATGAAATGCTTGCAATTCCAACCCCTGCCACTCCACGATCTAAACTAACAGTGACATTGTTGCCGTCGACTACCGTGACTTGCATATTTGCCATGATTGTTTCCCCTTAGATTTTTATGATGCCGTCTGACCGTACCAAAAACATCAGAAAAATGATGTTGTCCTCGGCAGGCGTAGGCGAGTTAGCGGGGAATGAAATCTTGATGCGTCCAGAAAAGCAAACTGGATTGGTAACGTCAATGCCTAGTTCAGCATCGGTGGTTAACAAGCCCCATGTAGAGTCGTCAATCGTAATGGTGAATGAACCTGCCGCTGTGACAATGTTGCTGACGGTTAAAGCAACTGCCGTAGGTGTCGGCGTGAAATTGCCGATATCAAAAACTAAACCATTGCGGGTATCAATTAGATTTGTAACAGTGCGCCGCAGGATTTGGGCGTTGATGGTGACGCCGGTTAAGTCTACGGGTTGCTGGACGCCTGCTGAGTCTGCTGCGGTGAGCGTCAGGTTCCAGTACGTTTGTTGGTTGTAGACTAACTCGCCAGCGATAACGGGATTGTCAAACCCCGATACTTGCGATATCGTATTCTTAGAAAACTTTGCCAAGATGTTCCCCTGCTCGGGTGGTGACGCTCCCCGCTAACTCGCAGGGCTACGATTCTTGTCTTGTAATGTAATTTTACTTTATCCGCAAAGATAGATGCAAGCGATTAGAGTTGGCGTTGTTGCATCCGCAAACGTCATGGCCTGCCGAGCCTTTGCTACTGTAGTGTTTCGCACAATGTTATCAGATTGCTTCATGCCCACACCGGCAACTGAACTTGTAACAATCAAGTCGCCTGCGGCAATATTTCCTGATTCACCACACACATACATTTGGCCTTCGCCCACAGCGTTGGCTGCACAATAATTGTACAAATCCTTGTTGGCGTCATATTCTGGATACATGACGGTAATGCTTGTCAGTTTGCCGTCAATTTC